AGGGTCAGCTGGGCGTGCTTGGCGGCCTTCTTGGCTGCGTCATCGACACTGGCGTCGAACACGAGCGCGGCTTTTGAGACGATGGCGGGGCCGCGCAGGACGACGATGCCGGTCGTATCAGCCGCTGTCGCGTCCACGTCGTAAAGCAGGACAGCGGCCGCGTTCTGCGCGCCGTCGGTACCTGTGGCGGTGCTGAGCTTCATCTTGCCGCTGGCGGTGATGCGACCAAGAACAGCGCCAACGGCGTAGCTGGTGCCGGCCAGCAGCGTGACGGTCTCGCGGGTGAAGTTGTGGTTCAGCTCGTATTTTAGGACGTCGCCCATCGTGGGCGGTTGGGTCAGCACGGACATGGGCAATCTCCGAAGATGTGGGGGTCAAAAAGAAATCCCCCGCCGGGGAGGAGCGGCGGGGGATCAGGTGGGCGGTCAGGTGTGTAGGGGTGAGCGGTTCAGCCCCTGCTGCCCGCCGAGGCAGCCTTCTTTGCGGCCGCCACAATCGGGCTTTCCGCTGATTTGGGCATGACTGGGGAAGGCGGTGCAGCGACGATGTCGCGCGTATCAGCTGCCGCTGCGGCATGCTGCAGGACGAGCTTGCGCAGGGCTTCCGGTGCGGTGCCCTCGCGGAGCGCCTTCGCCGCGTCAATCGCGATGCCGAGCCGGCCTGCTTGCGCCGCGATCTCCGCGATCTCCGCTGCCGACTCGCGAAGCTGCGCTGAGAGCTCTGCCAGATTGCTGGGCGCTGGGGCAACAGCCTCTGGTGGCTGCGATGCTGCCGAGGCCTGGGTTGACGTGGATGATGGCGCAATGGCGGCATCGGTTTCGCCCTCTGCAGTGTCCGTCACATCAGCGTCGGTGTCCTGCGGGCTGTCGTCGGGCTGGTTCTCTTGGGCCATGAATGCCTCCTGTTTAGGCTGGGGAAGGGCTGCGCGCCGCGCGCGCACAAACGAGAGTGGCGGGGTGCTGGAGAGCATTTGGCGAAAGCCGGCAAAGCCGCGCGCCAGATCTGTGACTTCATCGGCGAGGCCTGCGGCGACGGCATCCGTCCCGCGATAGGTCGCGGCCTCGGTCACCAGCGCCGCTTCCTGGCTCAGCCGACCGGCCCGACCAGCGGCGACAGTCTCGGCGAAGAGGAACCGCAGCACGTCAATCTCGCGCTGGATGTCATCGCGGACTGCTTCGGGGAGCGGCTCATAGGGATTGCCTTCGACCTTATGCTGACCCGAGTGGATCAGCGTCACACGCACCCCGTCCTGATCCAGTTGGCCGCTGAGGTCGGCATGCATGACCACAACCCCGATGCTGCCCACGGCACCGGTGCGCGGCAGAAGGATGCGGTCGGCCTGGGAGGCCAGCGCATAGCCGGCCGAGAAAGCATGCTCGGCGACAAAGGCCCAGACGGGCTTTGTGCTCCGAATGGTGCGAATGCGATCGGCGAGGTCAAAAACGCCGGCCACTTCACCCCCGAAACTATCGATTTCCAATGCAATCCCGCGCACCGCCGGATCGCTGGCCGCCGCCTCGATCTGTGCCGCGATCCCCTCATAACTGGTCTGGCCCGAGGATTGGCCAATCCAGGATCCGCGATGGATCAGCACGCCCGAGATCTCGATGACAGCAATACCATCGACGATCGGATAGGGCGCGTCACCATGGTGCAGAAGGCGCTCGGTAAGGTTTCCGCCGAGAATGCTCGCGCGGGCGGGCAGGGCGGAGGCGTCGGACGCGTCGTTTAGATCACTGCCCGACAGTTCAACCTGCCGTCCCAGGATGCGCGGCCCAAGGCCGGATAGAAACGCCATGGCCTTGGAAGGTTCGACCAGCAGCGGCGTGTTGAAAGCGCGCGCTGCAATGCGGGCATGGAGCATTAGGGTTGGTCCTCGGCTTGGCTTTGCATTTCAGATCCCTTCATGGTAAGGAGAAAGTGCAATATGTAAGGAATGCGCTGATGCATGAATCGACGGTGACAGTAAAAGGCCAGACGACCCTTCCGAGAGATGTCCGGGCCGCTCTTGGTCTGACCAGCGGGGACAAGGTGCGCTACCTGATCCTTGAGGGTGAGGTGCGCATCGTGAAAGCGCGTTCCGTCAAGGAATTACGGGGTATCCTGTCGAGGTCCGGCCAAAAGCCGGTCTCCTTGGATGAGATGGACGATGCCATTGCCACTGGCGCAATGGATAGTGTGGACCTCGATCCGTGATCGCGCTCGATACCAATGTTCTGGTGCGCTTTCTGGTGCAGGACGATCCGTTGCAGGCGCAGTTGGCGACGAAAGTGATCGAGCAATTGACGGACGACGCGCAGGGCTTTGTCAGCCGCGAGGTCTTGATCGAGCTCGTCTGGGTTCTGGAGCGTGCCTATCGCATTGGCCGTGCAGAAATCGCCGCTGCCCTCGACGGTTTGCTGTCAGCAACTGAGCTGGACATCGAAGGCTCTGACGAGGTTGCTCCTGCGCTTGAACTCTATCGCAATGACGGGTTTGGTTTTGCGGACCTGATGATCGTCGCCGCAGCCCGGCGCGCAGGTGCCGCCGAACTGGTGACCTTCGATCGCAAGGCGGCAAGACTTCCGGGCGTTCGCCTGCTGGGGGAGTGACGTCTATCCTTCCTCTGGTGCTGTGATAGGCCGCTCCTCGCGATCAGGATCCTCGGTTTCGACGTCCTCCTCCTCGGTCGGAACAGCCTGTACGCCCTGCGCGGGCGATCCCGGCCGGCGGAAATCAAGGCCCAGCGCGCGCTCGCGTTCCCGCTCTGCAGCGATTTCCCGATCAACCTGTTCCGCGTCATAGCCGCGCTCGGCGATGGCTTGGGTGCGGGATTTCAGCCCCGCCTCGATCTGGGCAATTTCAGCATTGGCGTCTTTCAACGGATCGACCCAGTCCCATTTTGTGGGCAGCCAGTCTGCGGCGAGCATGCGCGGGCGGTTGGCCTCATAGCCGGGCAGGGACAGCGTGCCCGACAGCACGGCCAGATCCAGCCAGCGCGCATAGACCGGTCGGCAGAGCTGATAGACCATCACCGAATGCTGCCAGGCCGAGACGCGGCGGCGGAATTCGATCAGCGCGAGGCGCGAGTTCGAGAAGTTCCCTTTTACCATGTCGTTGGCGAGATAGGGGTAGGGGATGCCCAGCGCTGCGGAGATCTGCAGGAGCGTCCGGTACTGAAAAGGTTCATAGGTCGCCCCACTGTCAGCGGGCTGGCCCACCGTCACATCCTCGCCCGGATCCAGCCGCACGATCTGGCCCGGGCTGATCTCCATGCCTGCGGGCATCTCCTCGTCGTCCAAGGGGGCCAGCGGGTTCTCCGGCGCAGGTGATGTGACGAACATCGCGTACATCGCGGCGACCTTCTTTCGGTCGAGCTCGGCATCGTCATATTGGTCGAGCAGGAAGAGCTTCACGATCGCGGGCGCCAGCTTTGACACACCGCGCAGCTGCCCGCCCTCGACTGGGTCGATCACATGGATGACCTCCGAGGCGGGAACGCGCACGATTTCTCCTGAGAGCCCCGGATCGGTGCTGTCGCCAGGATGACGGCGGAGGAAGTGATAGGCGACGCGCCGCCCGATACGATCGAACTCAATCCCCTGGCGGATCGCATTGCCGTTGCGCGCCACGCCCGTTTCATGGAGCGGCAGCATTTCCGAGGGCAGCATTTGCAGTTGGAGCGGCACCGTGAGGCCGTCCTCCACCCGCCGCGGCCGGATACGAACAAAGACCTCACCCGCCAGAAACACCTCGCGCGCCGCCCGGCGCTGTAGCCCGTAGAAATCCGTCAAGCCCTCGGCATCGGCCTCATCGGTCCAGGTGAGCCAAAGCCGCTGCAGCTCTTCCTTCCGCGCGGCATCGGCGAGTTTCGAGATTGGCTTGATCCCGTCGCCCACGGTATTTGCTGCCCAGCTTTCAACCGCATTGACGGCGTAGCCGTTGTTGCGCACGAGCCACCGCGCGCGGGCGGTGATGTCAGGCCCGGATGCCGCAATCAGCGCGTTGACATGAGCCCGCGTTGCCTGGAATCCGCGCAGGCGTCGGTGGTGCTGGCCTGCATCGAAGCCCCCGATAAAGGCACCAAGGCGCTGCCGCCAGTTCATCACAGGTCCTTCACGGCATGCGGGCGCAACACGCGCCCAGCGCCACGCTCGAGTTTGGCAATGCGACGTTCTACGTCACCGACCGCAGCGGCCAGTTCGGCGTCAGTCCCGTAATTCACGGTCTTGCCGTCATAGCTGACAGACCGCGTGCCGCTGTAGCGCGCGGCCAGAAGTGCGCTGTGGCGAAGTTTCAGCTCGTCGAGGGTCATTCGTCATTCCATGTATTTGGGCGTGCTGATCTTCCAGCCGCGCCGCCGGGGCGTTGCAATCCGCCCCGCCTGAGGTTCGGTCGGTTTCTCGGGCTCAGTACCCTGAGCTTTGACAGTCGTTTCTACGCCGGCCTGTTTCTCCAACTGACGCCACATCCGTTCGTCAAAGCGGTCGGCGCCGAGGATCCAGGCTGCGGCCCGCGCATAGATCCTTGTGTCCAGCGCCTCGTTCCGTTCGCGCATCTTCTGCCATTCCTGGCGTGCGTAGCCGCGTCGGTCGCGGATGGTGACCAGCTGTTCGGCCACCAGCTGCTTGAGCCATTCGCTGTCCGTCCAGTCGGGCAGGTGGATCATGCCCGCAGGGTTGGGCACGCCCAGCGCGCGAGCCTCATCCGATACCCGTTCGATCCTCAAATACCGATAAGTCTCAGCCTTGAAGGTGGCCGTGGCCACCGTCCAGAGCCGCGCCCCACGCTTGAGCTTCCTCCCATTCACGGTCGCATCGACAAAGGTAGGCCCCGACACCGGCGTCGCGCGGTTGAACCCTTCGAGACCTTTGACGAGCGCGACCTGCGATATCCCCTGCGGCCGCGCCCAGGCGTAGACCGCGGCGGTTTCATACCCGGTGTCGATGGCCAGCTTGGCAAGCGGCATCACCGCGCCGTTCTCGTGCACCCAGGTTTGACCGAGCAGCTCTGTCAGTGCTTGCCAGCAGGCGGGATCACCAGGGCCGCCCGGAAGCACGATGTGATCAACCAGCCAGCTTTCCAGACCTCGACCCCAGGCCCAGACATCGACCTCGATACGGTCCTTTTGCACGTCGGCCCCGGCGGTCAGGAACAGACCACCTATCGGGATCTGCGCCGCATAAGCTTCGCGCCGATCCGCCAGCCGCTGCCATTCCGGCGCGTCGCCGCTTTCAACCCAGGTCTCGCCGAGAAGCGTGTTGCGCGCCGCGCGCAGCATCTCGTCTGAGCCCTGCGCTGCCAGCCAGTCCCGCGCGATCTGCTCCCAGCTTTTCCAGCCGATCGGGGAATAGAGGGCCGAGAGGTGGAACCCGATCGCATTTGGATCGGCACTGGTCGCCGTCGCCCGCCATTCTCCACGCGCCAGCATGTCCGTCTTGTGGTGCTCGGCGATCGGGCGCTCGCAGCCCTCGCAGGCGTAAGCTGTGGTTTCCGGCCGTCCCTTGGCCCAGCGCAGTCGCTCGAACTGCAACCATTGCCTATGGCCACAATGCGGGCAGGGCACGAAGTACCGCCGCTGGTCGCTGGCCTCGAACTCGCGCTCGATCCGGCTCAGCCCCCGGATCGTGGGCGTCGAGACCATGAAGACCTTGCGCCGATGCGCGAAGGTCGTCGTCCGCGCCTCAGCGAGCGTGACCGGGTCGCCTTCCTCGTCTGCCGAAGCCGGATAAGCGTCGACCTCATCCAGAAACACATAGCGCGCAGGCATCGAGCGCAGGCCCGTCGCCGAATTCGCGCCGGTCAGCACCAGAATGCCGCCTGGGAACTCCTTCGACAGCATCGAATTGCCCGCATCGCGCGACCGCGCAGGCTGCACGCGTTCTTTCAGCGCCGGGCTGTCCTCGATGAGCGGATCAATCCGCCCGCGCGAGGTGCGCTTGGCCATCTCGACCGTGGGCAGCACCGCCAGCATGGGGCCGGGCGCGTGATGGATCACGAAGCCGATCCAGTTATTCCCTGCCTCCGTGGCCCCAACCTGCGCGGCCTTCATGAACGAAATCCGCTGTGCTGGATGCCGAGGCGACAGCGCATCCATGATCTCGCGCAGATAGGGGGCACGCGCCGTGCGATACCGCCCCGGTTCTGCTGCCGCGCGCGACGACAGCCAGCGATGCCCATCCGCCCATTCTGACACAGTCAGATCAGCATCAGGCCGCATACCCCGGCGCCACGCGCGCAAGATGTCCTGTGCACCGTCAAACCCGAGATCGAGGCCTTCGGTCAGATCGTGGTCATCTTCCCCTTCCCTGTCATGCAAGCGAGACCCGGAGGTCGGCCAGGGCGTCGAGCTGCTCTCGGACATGGGTTTCCAGCACCCTTTGCAGGATCGCAGTCTCGATCGTCACGGGTTTGCCCGATGTCTTCTCCAACTCTGCGGATAACTGCGCGGCCATGAGAGCTGCCACGCGGGTGGGCCAGGTGACCCATGTGTCCCGCTCCTGGCGCGCGAGACGAAACACAAGAGTCTCGGCACGCGCGCGGTCGACCAGCACGCCTTTCTTCTTCTGGATCGCAAGCTGGCGCTCCTGCGCCTGATAAACGGTCAGCGCGGTGCGCGCCTTGATATAAGACGTGCTGTCGCCGGGGCCGGAGACGGCACTGGCAGCCATCATTGGGCTCACACCACCCGCGCCGAGCCCGCCCCGTGACCGTATCTGCTGGTCGGGATCGGTCATGCTGCCGCGGCGAGCATCTGAGGCGGCTGCGTTGATCGAGCCATCTGCGAAGAGCACCAGCCGCCCGGTCTTGCGGGCCTTTTGCACGGCGCCGCGCGAGAGGCCCGCGTGCTCGGCGTAGGCGCGTTCGGACATACCTTCCATGGCGTTTGGTTTGGCCTCAAGGTATTGGAAATAAACAGGAAAAACGATCTATTTGAGTTGATTACACTCCCTGATAGAGCGATTCATGGGTCCAGAAAGCGGGTGCATCGCACCCTGCAAACACGGATCGGAGAGAGCCATGCGCGCGCAGGAGAAGATGGGGCACAGCTCGATGAGCGAAGGGTGGCGGGATCACACCAGCCCTGCCCAAGAGCGGGTGAACTGGGTGATGGACGAAGTGATGTCAGGGCGGATGAGCCAGGCCGACGGGATGGTCGAGATGGCCCGCGCCCAGGAGATGATGCGCGAAGAAGCCCGCGCGCGCACCACCCACCCCGAACACCGCTGGGAGGACTGACCATGGCACGCCGCAAGCCCGCTGATCCGAACTCCACCCGCGACGCCCAGCTCCTTGAGATCGCCCAGCGCCAGTTCCGCATCGAGACGCTGGAGACCCAGAACTGGGACCGGCTGGATTTCCACGATGTCGCCGTTTGGGCCATCCGTGCAGCGCTCGAGGAATCCTTTGAGGCCGGACGCCGCGCAGGCTCAGCCAACACCCAAGTCTAAAAGGACATCGCCATGACCGCCATCACCACCATCCGCATCGACCACGCCGCGCTGCCGGAACACCTTGACCGCTCTCGCCCCGACGTCGTTGCCGAGGTCATCGAGGCTGAGTTGCGCGACGCTGGGATCACCGCAGAAGCCTCTGACGTCATCTCCCATATCAAGATCGAGTTGCCGACCGCTCAGCTTGCCGCCGCCAGCACCTTGCTGGCTAGCCTCCAGCTGATCTGAGGGCGCGACGATGAGCACATGCGCGCAGATCGCTATTCAAATCGGGCCCGAGGAATGGGCCCACATTTATTGCCACTACGACGGTTACCCGTCCCACATGCTGCCAGCGCTTGCTGCCTGGACGCCCGAGGACATCCTCGCCGCCCGCGAAATCCGGCAGGTCCGAGTTGACGCGCTCGACTGCTTCGATCCGCCCCGCACGCCGCGCATCCTGCCGCGCCCGACCTGCGAACTGTCTCATCTCTACGTCTGGCAGGACGGGGCATGGGTTGATGCGGCGGCCTCTCCCGAGTGATCATAAAGCAATGAAATTGCTCTTAATTCTCTACGATATCTGGCCCTTCAGAGCGATGGTCATCGTGCCAAAACGATGCAACTCACCTGAAAGGCTCAAGCCATGACCAACGCCACCGCCACCTTGATCGCCGACTTCCGCAGCGCCGCTGAAGAGATCGAAGCCCGCCTCGCGCCCAGCGCCTGCGCCACGATCGCCTCGCACAACTGGATCGTCATCGACGACTTCGGTCCCCTCAAATTCGAACTGACGCCCGAGGGCGGGAAGCATCGCGCCACCGGCACGGGTCATGGCAGCGCCCACAAGGTCAACCGCTTCACGAAGGCTGATGCCGAGCGCCTTGCTCGCGCCTGCAACGCCCGCGCCGCCTTCTGGGCGGATGCCGCGCGCGAAGAGGCCGCCACGCTCCGCAACCACATCGCCGCGCTCGAAGCTCTCAGCGCCGCCTAAGCCTTAGCCGGCGGGGCCCAGCGCCCCGCCCGCGCCCATCACGAGGATCCCGACCATGACCACGCACCCCTGCCTTCCCAGCCGCAACGAAGATTACGGCTTCTTCCGCACCCTGACCGTCTGCCCAGAGCGCGACCGCCGCAGCGCGCAGGTCTGGACGCTCGCCTCGCGCCTGATCGCCGAAGCCATCCACGCCAGCAGCGAGGACGAGATCATCGGCATCCGCGACTTTCTGGACAGCAACATGGGGCGCCACTTCGCCGACGATGTCGTCGGCAACATGACCGGCTGCAACATCGGGCTCGAACCCGCCATCGCCGCCGCGATCCGCCGCTGGCAGGACTGGCGCATCGACCGAAAGACCGAGCGCGAGCACGGCATCCCATCTGGGCTGCCCTACCTGACCGGGTGGGTGCAACATTTTGCGGTGACGGCCGCGATGGCTGAGAGCGATTGACCTATCCCCGACATCCCCATCACGACAGGAGGCCACGATGCCCAAACTCACAGACACCCAATCCATCATCCTCAGCCGTGCCGCATCCCGCCCTGACAATCTTGCGATGCCGCTGCCAGAAGGATTGGCTGGCGCGGCCGCGAAAATGGCGGTCGCAAAGATGATCGAACGCGGTTGGCTCGAAGAGGTCGCCGCCAATCTGCGCCGTGGCGAGCCCCTATGGCGCGAGACTGGCGATGGTCATGGCACCACGCTGATCGCAACCGAAGCTGGCCTCGCCGTGATCGGCATCGAGCCCGTCGTCGCGACGACCATGACCAATTTGCGCAAAGTGAAGCTGGAACTGGCCTCGGCGGCCAAGGAGCCCATCGAAACATCGCCCGATGCCGACACGCCGAAGCCCGTCGCGATCCGCACCGGCACCAAGCAGGCGGCGATCATCGCGCTCCTCGAACGACCCGAAGGCGCCTCTATCTCCGAAATTTCCAACATGACCGGATGGGCGCCGCATTCAGCACGCGGCATGATCGCTGGTGCCCTAAAGAAGAGGCTCGGTCTGCAGATCAGCACCAGTTCCCAAGACAAGCGTGGACGGGTTTATCACATTTGCGACTCAAGATGATGTGGCTGAAGTCACTGCTCTGTCTAAATGTCGTTATGCTCTTGCGAATCGTAGCATTGAAGCCGACAAGCGAGGAAGGTTGACCGCCTGTCGACCTGTAGCTTTTGCGGTTGCCGACCGCGAACATGCCTCAACTTTCAGGGTCAGCTTCGGCTGGCCCTTTTTTCATTTTCCGGTCCAGCGTGCAAACGCGCGCCGCAGGGCATAGCTGCGCAAGAGCGAGATCGCCACGAATGCACCGCCAATCGCCAAGTTATCGCCGAGACTGACCTGCAACCCAAACCATGGAAACACAACAATCTGCGTCACCATTGCCAGTGCGTATCCCAAGACTACGTTGGTCACGGCTTCGATGAGCGAAAGGCGACGCGATTGGGTCATGCAGCCAACCGCTGTGACTTGAGGGCTGCAAAGGTCTCGCCGCTGTCCAGTAAGACTGCCTGCTCGCCTGTAAAAGCCTGCCAGCGCTCGATGGCCACATCAACGTAAGTAGGGTTCAGCTCCACCCCGTAACACAGGCGCCCCGTCGTCTCGGCTGCGATCAGCGTGGTGCCGGAGCCCATGAAAGGCTCGTAGACAGCCTGGCCAGGGCTCGAGTTGTTCAAGATCGGACGGCGCATGCATTCCACCGGCTTTTGCGTGCCGTGCACGGTGGTCGCGTCCTGGTCCTTGTTGGCAATCTGCCAGAGGGTCGTCTGCTTGCGATCACCCGCCCAGTGGCCTTTGCCTTTGGCCCTCACAGCATACCAACAGGGCTCGTGCTGCCAGTGATAATCGCCGCGGCTCAGCACCAGCCGATCCTTGGCCCAGATGATCTGGGAGCGGATGGCGAAGCCCGCGGCGATCAGGCTGTCCGCAACTGTGGTCGCATGCAACGCGCCGTGCCAAATATAGGCGACATCGCCGGGAAAGAGCGACCAGGCCTCGCGCCAGTCGGCGCGGTCGTCGTTCAGCACCTTGCCGGTGCGTTTCGTCTTTGCCGCGCCTGCCTGGTTGCGCCAGGATGGATCGTATTCCACGCCATAGGGCGGGTCAGTCACCATCAGCAGCGGCTTCACGCCGCCGAGAAGGCGTCCGACGACATCTGCGCTGGTGCTGTCCCCGCAGACCAACCGATGCGAACCCAGCTGCCAAAGGTCACCCGCTACCGACACAGGGGTTACCGGGGGCTCGGGGATGTCGTCCTCGCCCTCTATCGCCCCGCCGTTCGCGTCATCGCCACCTTGCGCCGCATTCAGCAGCCCCTCCAGGAACGCGTCGGAGAAGCCCAGCAGGTCCGTGTCGAAGCCCAGCGCCTGCAGGTCGATCACTTCCAGACCCAGATTGAGCTCGTCCCACTCCGCCATATCCGCGACGCTGTTGTCCGACAAACGCAGCGCCCGGCGATGGTCCTCATCAAGATGCGACAGGCGCAGTACTGGGATCTTGTTCAGGCCAAGCTGGGTCGCCGCCAAGATGCGGCCGTGGCCAGCGATCAACTCTCCGTCGTCTGAGATCAGGCATGGCATGGTCCAGCCGAACTTGACCATGTTGGCTGCCAAGACCGAGATCTGATTGTCGCTGTGTAAGCGCGCATTGCGCGCATAGGGCCGCAAGCGTTCGATCGGCCAGAGTTCAATCTGGCTCGGCATGAATGGGAGATCCATAGGGCAGGGCTCGCATGGGCGTGCGCAATGTCTTGTGGCCGCGCTCAGGCGCCAGGTTTTGCGATCCGCGATGTCAGGAAAACGAAACGCCCGCGAGGGTTTCCTCCGGGCGCAATTCTTCGATGATCAAGGGGTACGTCAAGGGGGGCAGCTTTGTCAAACCGTTTTTTGACGTTGAATCAATACCTTCTGGCCAGCCCAGGCGAAGGTGGCTTCCTAGATTGGCTTCCGAGGTCCGTGGATTCCTCTGGGTGGATTCCCTGGATCCGGTCAGGAATCCACCTTTCCCTGAGCGCTGGTTGCGCAAGCCCCTGAAAATGAGTCGAAATCTCAGCCGAGCCGGCGCAGGTGGCTTCCGGGTGGATTCCCCGGTGAAAAGGCCAGACGCTAGAAAAGTCTCGGGCTGAGTACGCCCGTATACGAATAGGGCCGGGGAGGAACCATGCCGGGGGGGGATCGTGTCGGTTCCGGCCCAAAGCGGATATTCAACCCTTGCGTGATCACCAGCCTGCATTGCATGATCCCCGTGCAAATATTGTGAGGTTTTGGCTTGCCACAGATTAACAAGACCCTTGAGTACCGCCGCGCCCGTTTCAACACCCCTGGTCAAAACCTCGAGCAACTGACGCGGCAGGCGTGGGGGCAGTTCGCCACCCATGTGGATCGCGCAGTCAACGGAAGTAACCATGCCACAGTCGCGGGGATGCGGGGGCGCGATGAAGGGGGCCTTGAGTTCTCGGTGCATGGCGCTCGGTTCAACGATGGTCAAGGCGTTGGCACGATCCCCATGGTCCCGGCGGCAGAAGTTGACCTTGGCGAGCGGCAACCTAACGCTGGCGAGAACTTTGTAAACTCGGATTTCCTCGCGTTGATCCGTGGAAACCATGTGATTTGCCTCAACTGTGGCCGCAATGGCGGTGCACTGCGCGGCTATCTGTCGGCGCTCTTCAAGAAAGCCGGATTTCCGGTTGATGCCCAGCAGTTCGAGCTGGTGCGAGTTGGAAATCCAAAGAACCTTGCGGTGATCGAAGCTGTTGGCGTTAGGAGCATTGACCTCAAGGTGAGCATCTCTGAGGCAACTGCCGATGAAATCATCGATGGCCCGGCTGGTGGCGGGGCATGGAAAAACGCTGTGAAGAAGATTGGTGAAGCCTTCCTTGGCCTGACCGAGAAAGATGCCGAGTTGCAGCAGTTGCGTGAAGCAGAGCAGGGTTCTGTTACCGTTTCGATCAATGTGGACAAACGTGATGTCACCTCTGCGCCTCACGGCCTCGATCACCTCGCAAGCGAATTCGTGGAGGACGAGGAAGCCGATGGCTATATTATCCACCTGCGCGACGACACAAAAATAACGCCGCATGAAATCACTGTCAGAAAGCCAGTAAAGCTGGAAGCACATGCAAACTCCGTCAGCGTATTCCAAGCGTGGGACGCCATGCGCGAATTCATGGGCGAACTTGCGGAAAACGGCCAATTGGAGGCATGAAGCGGGGATGGCTGCCAATTCGGGTAATCAAGACTGGTGGCGGATCGGCAAACTCGCCGGGGCCATCGTCGTGTCTTGTGCGGTGGGCTATCTCTTTCAACCGATGGTCGCGCACAACACCGACGCGGTGAATACGGTTGTCACGATTTTCTCGATCCTCGCGGGGTTTCTGATCGCGGTCATCACTCTTATTGCTGAACCGACCCTGAAACAGGCGAAGAACTGGCAGGAGCTCCAATTGATGAAAAAGACGGTGCAGCGGAAGCTGTTCCGACAGAAACTGCTGTTCTTCCTCTATCTGATTACCCTCGGCGTGGCCTTGGGCACGTTTCTTGTGCCCGATGCGCAGGCCGAATTGCGACGGTGGCTGGAAACTGTTTTCCTTAGCCTTGCGACCTTTGTTTTCCTCGCGTCTTTCGATCTTCCGGGATCGCTGATGAAAATCCAGATGGAGCGATATGAGGCTGAAATGGACGCGACGAAACCGCAGGTTTTGAAAGACGCCGCCAAAGCCGCAGCCGATGCTGCCAAGAAAGCGGACGCGCCCAAGTAGCATTTCGCGCTCGGGCAATGGCTTCCGGGGTTGAGACAGCGACGGCGTCGGTGTAACGCTTTCTAACTCGGCGAGTAGTTCGCGGCGAGTTGCGCGGGTGATCTCTTTTCGAGCGTTTGCTGCGACCGCCATGACGCGCGGCCGTCTGGCCGTGTTCCGCCCTTTTCCGTCATATCCCGCCTAAGCCATCATCAAACGTCGCAACTAGCCCAAGCAACTTGTCGATGATCCGCTCGGTGATCTTCTTGCGTTCAAGGATCTTTGGCTTTTGCTCCAGCACATCGATAACAGCTTCCCGCAGCGGAGGTTTGCCAGTGAACTGGTAGTCTTCGACTAGACGCTGAAATGCCGCCGGTACAATGCCCTCTTCTGCGCACACGGCTTCCATCGCCTTGACAGAGTTATGCGCGAAAGTTGGTGACGCTTGATCAGGCGGCGGTTTGAAGTTGTCGTATCCCGTCGCGGAACTCAATCCCCTGGATGATCTCTGGCAGTC